TGATGTCGCAACAGAAGTCCGCAAGACTGCCGTCGTCAAACCCCAACGGCGAATGAACATCAAGAAAAAGGAAAGCACCATAGATGACTGACAAGAAACCAACCGACGAAAAATATGTTCCATCATCCAAATACGGACGCAGGCGTAAAGGGCGATTAGGAAAGTCGGACGGAAGAAATGTCAAGCGTCTTTGGACGGCTATGATGAAAGCGGGTGCAACCAACCCCGACGGCAAACCATTGACCACTGGTGAAATTGCGGCTTTGCCGAACCAACCATTCGAGATGAACCGCTTGTCAAATCACCTGGCGAAGAAGCCGCACCTATTCGTGTGCGTAGGAAGTGAGAAGATTTCCAGCGTGGATGGAAGAACTCGTTATCCGCAGAAGACATGGTTAGCCCTACCGGATGCGTATGACCTATAACCTAAACTTTATATAGGCATACCCCTACCGACAAACATGAACACCGGACGCGACCTAACCAACGCTGACAACTGGAACGACACCATAGTCGAAGGACAACGGGGGTATGTTCCTCTCAACGACTTCGCAATCGGCTTCGAGGGCATCTCGAATGACAGGCAAAGAATTGTCGTCAATCTCATTAGGGCGGGAGTGTCAATGGAGAACGCCACCTGCGACGGAGAGAACCCATCCGGTCGAATCCAATACCACATCTTGAGTCCATACACCCTTCGCTACGACATCATAGCGGCTATCACAGGCGAACTACAAACGCCATCCGACATTGTGCGCGAGAGAAACCTAAGAGAAATCATCATCGGAGTCGAGGACTTTGGTGGAACGACCAATGTCATAGTCGGGTTCTGTTCGCCGGAGAACTATGAATATCTCCTTGAGGCGTGAGTAGTCTATAACCCAAAGGTTATATAGGCACACCCTATCCGATAAACA